TTTTTTATCTCTGATGTTCCCGCATCAAACGCTAAAGTTGGAGATGATAGGGCCTCATCATCTACAAAGGTGCCTGTTATTCCAGTAAGAACAACCGTTCCTTTAGCGCCTGTCTCCCAAAGCCCATAGTAAGAAACTCCAGCAATTGTTCCCGTTGCACCGCCAGCACCTGTTATAACAGAACCAACTATAAATTCTCCATTTGTAGTTGTACCATCAAAATTTAAAGCAGTTCCTAAGTCTACTTCATCCCAACCTGTAGTTGTAGATTTATACATGGCGGCTGTAGCGTTGCCGGTTTTATTTCTAAAGGCATAAATATTACCACTAAACACCCATACACCTAAAACACTGCCCTCTCCGGGCACTATATTTATATTACTTCTTTGGTCCTCTATAGCTGTTTGAAGTTCAGTAACAAGAGAAGCATCTGCGTCAGCGTCCCTTAGTACTGGAGGTCCATATGATAGAGAGGTAGCATAAAGCCCCATTAACCAATCCTGTATACCATTAACTGCCCAAACCATAGTAACATATTTTGGCTGCTACCATTGTCATGTTTTATTCTAGCATATACATCTGTGTAAGTTGTATGACCAGTAGTATCAATTATACCACACATGTTGAAATTGCCAGAGTCATTAGCATTTGTTATATACTGAGAGGATTTAAGTGCTGGAGTATCTACAGTTGAGCCTCCAGTATTGTCAGTGGATATCATTGCAGTCCAAATTATATTAGCTGTTGCTGCCTGCTTAAGTGATATATTGCAATTAACTGCATAGAATCCTTTATCATATATTCTAATCTGATCATTTGCAAAATCAGCATCCGCTCCAACAGTTGTTGCTGACACGGTTCCAGTATCCTGTGCTACATCCGATCCAGACGATCCTAAAGACCAATCTACAGTTACTGTAGTTGCATTAGCCACTGCTTGTGCTACCGGGGTTCCATCCCCTGCGGCATTATTTATACAAGCATATCCTCCCATACCGGATTCTGTAAATTGCCTAACCATCTGCGCTGTAATAGCACCGGTTGTATTATTGGCAAAACTAGTTCCAGTTAGGTATGCCCTAGTTTGTCTTAAAGCTGTTGGTGTTCCCATTAACTAAACTCCACATTGAATGCAACGCCGAAAGCGCTGTCCTTATTTAAAAATAACAAAGTCTCTCCATCTTGAAGAGTTCCGCTTACAACAATAAAATAAATATATCCTTCAGCATCAGAGCCCGCAAATGATCCAGCTGATGCGTCTCCTGTAACATCTTCTATGCTTACTTGCAGTATAGACCCTAAAGCTCCGCTAGTTTCTCCCTTAACTAAGTCACCCGTTGAAGGAATCTGCATATCAAAAGCAGAACTAAAAGCGCTATCAAAAACAGAGTCTCTAGATGTTCCCAATGTAAATGGAATTCTATAATACGTAATCTCTGATGGAAGAGTTTGTCCATCAGCTCTTTCGTATCCATCAATCCTTTGATATCTCCCCCTTATATCAACTTCAAAGTTATTAGCAGATACACACTCACCGGGCGTAATAGACAGGGCAGGATCTACCATATTCAATCCGCCAGTTAGCGGAAAGTAATTAGATTTTAATCCTGAAGGAGCTAACCCTCTATTACGTAGCTTTGTCATTCTGGAGTAACTGTATAATTAAATAGATCTTGAACTCTAGAGAACCTTCTATTCTTTTGCCCAGGCAGTTGATCAGACTCAAGCTTGTCAAGTAGATCTTCAAATGTAGCTAATGCACCGCTTAATATTTCTGGAGCATCTTCATTCTCTCCATAATAAATCTTAGCTCTTGCAATAATAATGCTGTGAAATCTAGGAGGTATAGCTGATATATCTGCATCAGCTGCAAGCTCTGTTGGAGTCTTCCAATAGTCAGCTGATATAGTGGTGGTGGCATCTGGAGTTGGATAAACATCTAGCACATTATCAGGCTTTACAGAAAAAAGTTCAGGAGTTCCTGAGTCTATAGACCCTAATTTATACTCAAGTTTATATTGATCCCAATCTATATATTCTAACTCTTGGTAAGAGCTTGTAGTTTTAGACCAAACAACAGAGTTAAGATTCCAGTTGCCTAGGTCTGATGGAGATGTAAGAGTTGAGGTTCCAACAGACGGAGTAATAGTAGTTTCACCCCATAGAAAATCCCAGTTAAACCACCTTCTCTGAACATCAAGATCAGCATTCTTTATATAACGAACAACAGCATTCTCCTCTTCTGACAAAGAAGTAGAGGTAACGCTTGAGGGTCCTGTTCCAGGAATTCCTATATCTCTGGCCATGTCTTGGCATAAAACTAGATAAGTGCTCATTTTAAATTCTTCGCTATATCCATGTAAACTTTACCTGGTGATATTTTTGAAGCGCATAAAGCGCCACCCGTTTCCTCATCTCTTGTACAAGTATCAAACCCATGATGAAGCTTATGACATGGATAACACTCCGCATCGAAAGGTTCAAATGAGGTGGTATTTTTCCAATGCTTGCTTAAATTTTCTTTTGACGAATGAGAAAGGAATAAAGATTTATGTATACTTGCTATTGAAGATACAGAATTTAACACTCCAGTTTCTGGACCAACTATAGCATTGCATAACTTAGCAACTGCTAATGTTTCTCTTATAGACCAAGATCCTGATTTAGTTATAACCCTTCTTTCTTTTTCCCAACCTTGCTCTAGAATTTTGCATGCCTCATCTCCAACAGTAACTATAGTAACATCCTTTCTTGTTCCTATAATCTTATCAATTAAAGAATCATTCCACGGCCATACCTTATGAACGGAAGATCCAGACAAAGCGTTCATCACTAAATATTTTGTTCTAACTCTATTCCTTTTCCATTCCTGAGCCCATACTTTTTCTTTCTTGGTTGGATAAAATAATGGTTCAAACTTATGTTCGACCCCTGCAATATCATGCATCTTTTCCATGTAATTTACATTACACTCTGCATGAATCCTTTCCTTATCCCAGTTAAATCTCTCATCACCTTTTATTAGAGTTGGCCCATCTTTTAGGCCCTCTGTTCTATCTCCAACAAGAAGAAGGCTTCCTTCTATAGATTCAGAGAATTGAATTACCTTATCAAATAATGAATCAAAGTTAACCCAATACTCTTCAAGCCTATCAGGATAGATTTGATTCTTTCTTTGTATTAAAAGCTCATCTACATAAGGATTTGATTTTAATATATCATTTCCTACTTCTTGGGTATTTACGCACACCCTGTAACCCTGCTCTTTTAATAAAGGTAATACTGAACTTGTTTGCAGTATATCTCCGAAAGCTCCATATCTAATTACACAAACTGTTTTTTCTTTTCTTACTCCACCAAAATCTTCTGGAGTAAAATCTTCTATTTCCTTTTCAGGAACTTTTATTATTCTCAAGATTTCTTTGTCATACTAGCGTGTCGCTTGATAACTTTTCCTCGTGCATTTTTAAAAGCAGTTCTTTGTGCAGCAGTACTACCGGCACCAATCTTGTGCTTTTTCTTTAAAGCATCTACATGCTTTTTCCGCCATGCTGCGGCTTCTTTTCTAGCAGCTCCTGAAGCATGAGTACCTTTACCAACTGTACCACCTTTAGCAATGCCCTTCATCTTAAGTTTTTTAGCTTGAGTTACTAAAGATGTTCTTGCTTTGGTATCTTTGGTATCTGTATGTCCAGCTTTAAATGCTGATTTATAAACTTTTTTAGTATCACCAGAGGTTTTATTTGCAGATCTTTCACCTTTAATAAACTGTATTTCCTCTTTATTTAGATCTTTAAATCCAGCCATAGTTGGACGAAATGCAGAACCCTTTACGCTTCCTACATTTTTATGCTGTCCACCAACCCTCTTCATGGCTCCTCTACGATTAGCTGTTATTTGAAGCCGTCTTTTCATCTCAGCACGTAGTGCTTTCTGTCTTGCTGTTGATATTGCCATTAGAATCCCCATCCAGATACAGACATACCTGAGCGAACCATTTTACCATTAACTCTAGCTTCATTGTTAGAGTTTGGCTGCTCATCCCTATACTCCATTGCTCTAGCATCAAACAATTGGTCACCGCTTGTATAGCCTTTTTGTTTAGGCTCAGTAAACCCATATCCTTCAACTGGCGTTTCTACTTTACCACCAATAAAAGCTGTAATAGAATTAATTTTCACTTGATTCTCCTAAAATGAATCGGGGGAGGTTGCCCTCCCCCTTTTCAATTACGCCATCTCGAACTTCCCATGGGAGCACGAAACACTTTTTTTAACAATACCGATAGGCTTCTGATCTTTGCCTTTGCTGTCCATGCCAAGAGAGGCATTGGATTCACCAGCAAATGACGATTTCTCAGTCAAACCATTATCAGGCATTTTACCGCTTGCACCATCTTTCATAAAACCTCCTATCAGTACCACTCAACTTCGACATATGCGTTGCCTTTACCAGCCGCTGTGCCAGAATCAGTTGCTTGAACATAAGTAACTTCAATCTGTGTATCAGCCGGAAGAGCCTCGATAATGACGCAGTTGGTGTCGTCTTGGTTATTAAATGTATCAGTAGCCGCAGTAGTATCGGCGATTTCAAGCTGACCGTAATAGTTCGGATCAGCAGTCGTGCCAACTAAAACCTTCCCAGTGATGGTATCATCTGCAAAAGTTTCAGTAACATAAACACCAATGTTTTTCAAACTACCCTGCTTACCACTTGGACCTTTAAAACTCCAAGCGACACCAGTGCCAGCAGCAAAATCGGTGACTAGAGCGTCTTCATAAAGATATTCTCGTGGATTACTATAACTCATAATAATATCTCCTTAAGCCGCGCTGTCCCACATCACGATACGTGACTGGGCTGCTTGTGTGTGAACGAGGCCGAAACCTCCCAAATAATACCAGGCCACGCCACGGTCCCGTCCGAAATCGCCAGGAATTTTCCCGCGAATTTCTTCAGGAATGGCAATAGCTTCAGCGCAAGTATCTTCACCGAAAAAGAAAGCCCAATCGGACTTTGCATTTGACCATGTAGACGTTACATTTACGGTACCTGCCGTACCTAAACTACCCTTTTTCACATGAGTCTGCTCTACAAACCGAACGCCATCATAACGACCAATCTCGCCGTTCATGATCATCTGGAATCCCGCATCAATATACTGCTTAATGCTTTCCAGATCGTTCTTAAGAGTACGCCAGGTTGACGGCCATGCAAGTGCGTAGTAATCATCGTCAGCATATGCTGGGATGTTACGCTCTTTCATAGTATCAGTTATCAACTTAACGTGCTCCTTACCAAGAGCGATATTGTTGGTGACACCAGCGACACCGTTAGTAGTCAACGTAAGAGCGGTAGTACTCGTGCCACTAGTCGGAACAACGCGTAATTTACAATCGTTGAACTGATTAGAAGCAAGATTATCAAAACCTTTCTTAGCGTCATTTTTAAGTACTTTCCTGATAACTTCGGCCACAGGTTGCTCGGAGAGATCATCCAACTTACCAGTAAACGGTACACTGTTGCCAGCTTCCGTAATGGTCATTGTTCCCTGAGAAATAGTGAACGAGGTTTCTGGGATAGTACTAGTTTCAGTCAGTGTCGTGCCTTGAGTGGCAACGTCACTGTACACGTTCCAATGGTATGTATCACCACGGTGCAAGCCCTGATGCGCTGCGTCTTTTACATCGCAGAACTGACGGAACTTGACCATAGGCTGAACTGACATGCGTAGCAGTCGGCTCAGATTATCGGCATACATATAACCACCAGAAGTGTTAACTGACCATACTTGTCCAGCCATAATTAACCTCCAAAAGAGTTATATAGTTTGACCTCTAGCTTGTCGCATTTCTGCTACAATCTGTGAAGGAGACAATGGTGTATTGTCCTTACCAGTTGAAGCTGAAGCCATAACAGATTTAGGTTGTCGCACAATTTTTTTCTTGCGCTCTAACCTACCATTTAATTCAGGTCTAACTCCAGACCACTCACGAGTATATTCAGCAGCTGCATTGATAATCTGGGACGGTGTCCAATCAGGATTTTCCTGAGTCAGGGTAATCGTCTTCCTATCTGCTATTGCTTTGAGCTCTTCAGATTCTGCGATATCTGGAAAATTATCTTGAAAAGATCTAACAGCATCTTCTAATTCTGCCTGATACGCGGCTCTCTCAATGTGCTCTCGCTCTGCTTTTTTTCTCGCTTCGTGAGATAAAATAGCCTGATTTACAACCTCTTCTACATTTTGGGTGGCATTACTGCGCCCACTATTTGCCAAGGTTTTGAGTAGTTTAGCAGCCTCCGCTGCATCGTCTTGGAATAATGCTTCATGATATTTTTCGACAATGTCTCCAACATCACTAACTTCTTCCTCTTGCTCAACGTCCTGATTAGATGGCTGAGAATTTAATTGTTTAAGTTGTTCTTGTATCTGCTGCTCACGATACATAAGCTCTCGCTCTTTAATAGCAGCGGATTGAAATTTTTCTTGAGAAGCTCTATCTTTCTGATGAGAGGACTTTAAAGAATCAAACGGAACATCTATATCTTCTCCGTTTACTTTTACTTTAGTTAACCATTTTTCACCATCATGCCAAACTGGTGCATCAGGGGTTTGAGAAACCTCTTCTTCTTCTGTGTACTCTTCTTCTCTTCGCCTATTATAGATCTCTTCTAATGCTTTGTCTCTATCTGAAAGAGGGCGAGTATTAGATTCTTCTACGCTTTCATCTTCTACAGGTTGCTCTACAACCTCTTCTGATTCCAACGCATCCTGCTGGGTAGCGTTTTCCATAACAATCTCCTATGGTTCTAATTGACCAGAAGATTTATATTTTTCAATCTTATCAGCGTTTTCTCCTTCTTGAAGAACACTGTCAAACCATTTTAGTGCTTTCAAAGGCGTTGAGAGATCAGAAATAATCTTCCGGTACTCT